CATTGTGGAAGCCGGCAACTAATACAGTTGCTGGCTATTATGGGGGAGGGGTTTTTGAGACATTCCCCTCCCCCTTTTTATCGGAGTAAAAATGTCTGATCAACCTACTCTAACCAAATATTCAGATGGCTCCAAAGCATGGTATCTGAATGGCGAACTTCACCGGAAAGATGGGCCGGCATATGAAGAGGCAGATGGCTCCAAAGAATGGTATCTGAATGGCAAACGACATCGTGAAGATGGGCCGGCATATGAAGGGGCAGATGGCACCAAATTATGGTATCTGAATGGCGAACTTCACCGGAAAGATGGGCCGGCATATGAAGGGGCAGATGGCTCCAAAGCATGGTATCTGAATGGCAAACGACATCGTGAAGATGGGCCGGCAATTGAAAGGGCAGATGGCACCAAAGTTTGGTATCTGAATGGCAAAGAAATAACTGGTTCGGAACTTGACATTCTCCTGATGCGAGCCTGGATGGAATCCGGAAAAAATTATTTTATGGATAAGGTAGTTTAAGGCTTGACTTCCGCCTCGGAACCGACTATATTAAATATTATGACAACGAAAGGGACTATCCCAATGAGCGATGTTATTTCCCCTAATAAACGCAAGCGTTCTCGCAGCAAGAAGTTTGAAAATCTCGTAGGTCCGATGGATCCGAAGATTGATAATGAGGCTCGTGAACGTCTTGTCACTGCTCGTATCGGTCTGCTGCTGAAGCATTCTTTCTTCGGTAATCTCGCTACCCGTATGCAACTCATCAACGCTGATGAATGGTGTTCTACGGCTGCTACCGATGGTCAGAAGTTCTATTACAACTCGCGCTTCATCATGATGCTTCGCACTAAGGAAGTTGAATTCCTCGTCGGACATGAAGTCCTTCACGTTGTTTATGATCACATCGGTCGCCGCGGTAATCGTGATCCTGAAATCTGGAACATCGCTGATGACTATGCGGTAAACGCGGACCTCAAGCGTCACAAGGTGGGTGAATTCATCACCACTGTCGGTTGCTTGTATGAAGCAAAGTATGATGGTATGGCCGCGGAAGCCATCTATGAAGACCTCATGAAAAATGTGAAGTACATCAACATTGAAGACCTTCTGGACAAGATGGTTGATGATCACATGGATGGTGAAGGTGAAGGTGATGAGGGAGAAGGTAGCGACAAGAAGGGCAAAGGCCGCCCGAAGATGTCTCCTGAAGAACGCGAGCGTGTCCGTCAAGAAGTGAGGCAGGCGATCATCAATGCAGCACAGTCTGCTGATGCCGGCTCAATCCCTAAGGGTGTTGAGCGCATGATCAAGGAACTCACTGCTCCTGTCATGCCCTGGCGCGAACTGCTTCAATCTAATCTGACCTCTGCGATCAAGTCGGATTATTCTTGGATGCGTCCTTCTCGTCGCGGCTGGCACATGGATGCAGTGATGCCCGGTATGAATCCTGGCGAAGAGATTGATGTCACTGTGTTTATTGACATGTCAGGTTCTATCTCTATGAAGCAAGGTCAAGCGTTCCTCTCAGAGGTTGCTGGCATGATGGAAGCGTTTGACGGCTTCAAGATCCGTGTCGCTTGCTTTGATACTGCGGTCTACAACATGCAGGAGTTCACTTCTGAGAACCTTGACACGATTGATGACTACCAAATTCATGGTGGCGGTGGTACTGACTTTGATTGCATCTTCAAGTATCTCAAGGAAGAAGGCAGCGTGCCTAATCGTTTGATCGTATTTACCGATGGATATCCTTTCGGTAGTTGGGGGGATCCTGAATATGCCGATACAACTTGGATCATTCACGGTGATACTGATCCGAGCCCGCCCTTCGGTACTTGGGCTATCTATTCGGATCATCGCACGTAATAGTATTCAGTAGAGTATTTATGTATTCTTGCTCGGAGAGCGTTCGGACCTATATTATAGGATTCGGACGCTTCCTTTACGGTATTAAAGGTTCCATTCGGGGTAACAACTGCTTTGGCATTAGGATTTTTATCTCCGATGAAATCATAGTCACGAGAAGCATATGGTCTCTTTTTACCCGACCAATAATATCCTGTTTCTTCACGTTGCTTTCGTTGAGCATCGGTCCATTCACCGCCGTAGCCGTGATGGTTAGGACCGGTAACCGCTTCTCGTTGAGCATCTGTCCAACGCCAACGCTCACCGTACATTGGATTATCTTCACCTTTATGACTGAATAAGTGTTGTTTGGCTATATATGCTTCGCAGTTAGAAGTATTTCCTCCGTCACCTTCTTCCGGTCTAAGGTTAGCCCAGTTACTATCTTCAACTACATTCCATAAAGCACTATAGTGCAGTCCCCAATACTTTATTTCCTCGTTAGTTTGGCATTCTCGTAGTATTTCAGTAGTGACATCATATCCGTGTTTGTTGATATGTGGGATCCAGCGTTCTCCGGATCCTTTATACTTGTATGGGTCTTTGGTAGTTTTTCCAAGATATTGCAACCCGGTTTTGTTGTGGGTTTTCTTATACAAATAAATAGTCATGCTGATGTTCCTTTTTAACATTAGAGTAGTTGGGACTGCCATCCGCGAACTACATCTTTATTTATCCCAAATATGTTTACATCATGTATTAGATATGCTATAAAGAAGTCATGACACACACAATTGACGACATCAACCTAGAGACTTGGTTTACGAATAGGGAACTTTCGGTCAATCCTAAACACTTCACGCAGGCCAGGACACCCCTGACACCAGAATCAAAGGTATGGATCCTAGAGAAGTTACATGGCCGGTTCTCTAGATGTATTCCAACCAATTTCATTGACGCTGTTGGTATGTGTCCAACATTTGAAGACCCTAAAGAAGCCGTATTTTACGAATTAACCTTCGGATAAAAAATACTTTATAGTGTTTCTTTATTAAATACTCTTACAACAATGGAGAATAAAATGAGTTTTTTGAGACATATCGGTAAGCACGGAGACAGGAAAGTAGCGATTGTATTTCGTGAAGTCCCCGGCGAACCACACATGTGTTTGGTAGTCTATACCGAACTACTCAATCAGAATATGCACGATCCGATCATCAAGTGCATTGAATCCGATATCGGACAGAACAGCGAGCATCTTGCAGACGCATTCAATCGCACCCACACCCGCGATGGTCATATCATCCTACAGAAACTGCACGCCGAAGGCATGTTGAAGAAGGTTCAGACCGAACTCATCGTCATGACCCCTGCACCTAATACGAAGATCAAGTTGAGTGACCTCAACAAGATCCTAGACGAGATGAAGCTGGGTGAAGATGCTACCCGTAGGTTGGCTGAGATGGACAATCAACGCGGTATGCAGGATCCTGCTCAAGTGGCTCGCATGATGCGTGGCAATCGTGATGCAATGGTTGATGCTCCGGCAGCAACTATCGCAGCATCTGGTAATGATGCATTAGGGGATGCCCAACTAGCCGATACATTTAGGGCACAAGCAGAGCGTATGCAACGCGAGGCCAACGGGCTACTTGCAGAAGCAAATAGGCTATTGAATGAAGCAGCAGCACTTGCTCCTGCTGCCCCTGTAAAGAAGGCTCCTGCCGTAAAAAAGGCAGCATCAGTTGCCACTAAAACAAAAGGTAGACCCAAGAATACCCCCATCGTAGCATAAAGGTTATCACGTAGATGTCACCGGAATTCATTCAGAAGTGGGAAAAATTACTTGATGGTGTTGAAAAACAAACTATTCCGGTAGAATTTCTAAAGAAGTTGATCGTAAAACTACATGGTAAACGACAACGGACAATCAACATTGAACGGTTGTTAAAGCAGGGGTTAGAATCAGATCAAATAGAAGAATTTCTGAGTAGAAAACTCACGGAATTTGACGATGAGATGATGGGTATTGAGTTTATTCTTAATGTCAAGAATATTGCGGATACTGTACAGCCCGAAACGGATCGGTTATTGAATAAGCTATGAAACTGAACTCACAGCAGGCCCTTGAGGCTAGCCGACGGATCTACGAGAGCCATGGCCACGATTGGGCGCGGGTGCGTGAGTCCGGGCGGATCATGTCGGAGGATTTGGAATAGGTATGTTGTGGCATATCTTCAAATCTATGTTTGAACGGTGGCAGACTAGAAACGAACAATACATTAACGAGTGACGTATGAAACAATATCACGATTTATTGAACGATATACTAAATAACGGCGAAGAGCGCAATGATCGTACTGGCGTAGGCACTATCAGTGTGTTCGGTCGTCAGATGCGATTTGACTTGACTCAGGGCTTCCCTGCTGTTACAACTAAAAAGCTAGCGTGGAAAGCAGTTGTCAGCGAATTGCTTTGGTTTTTAGAAGGGAGCGGAGATGAGAGAAGACTCGCGGAGATATTACACGGCACAAGAGATACAAAGAATACTACAATATGGACAGGAAATGCTACAGCAGCTTATTGGGAATCCAACTCAAAGTTCTCCGGTGATCTCGGAAGGGTCTACGGGGTCCAATGGCGACGTTGGAATAAACACGTTGAACGTAAAAATTTCGGACCAGCTCATCTAGGTGGCGATAGACTAGCAGTTGATCAGACAGAAGTTGACCAGATTGCAAATCTGATTGAAGGGATCAAGAATGATCCAAATGGACGTAGACATATCCTTACTGCATGGAATGTAGCGGAACTTGATCAGATGGCGTTGCCTCCGTGTCATGTCATGAGTCAATTCTATGTCAGCAAGGACCGGCTTAGTTGTCATATGTATCAGAGGTCAGTGGATGTCTTCCTCGGTCTACCCTTCAACATCGCGAGTTATGCTCTATTGACACACATGATTGCTCAAGTATGTGATCTTAGTGCAAGTGAATTGATTATCAGTACTGGCGATACTCATTTGTATTTGAATAGTATAGGCGCGGCAAAAATTCAGTTAACCAGAGACCCTTATCCACTGCCAACTCTCTGGTTAAATCCTGAAATAAAAGACATTGATAAATTCACTATGGATGACATAAAACTTATAGGATATAAAAGTCATGCAGCATTACCTGCTCCAATGGCAGTATAGGTATGAGAATTCTCGTTACGGGAGGACTGGGCTTTATCGGTCACAATGTTGTTCGGCAACTTGAACAATTAGGACATGAGGTTAGTATCGTAAATAGCATCACTAACTATGGTGTCATTCCATATGCTGAACTATTCCGTTTACGAGATGAAAGATTATCTAGGATAAAAACGAGGACGATCCATCAAGCTGACATATGCGACAATACTATAGATAGTTTTATTGAACGATGTAAACCTGAAATAGTCATTCATCTTGCGAGTGTGCCTAATCAGAAGATGGTAAACTCTGATCCTACATTAGCCGCCAAAACGATGACAGAAGGTTTGGTTAATATGTGTGAGCAATCTTGCAAACATCAGGTCAAGAGATTCGTATATATAAGCAGCAGCATGGTGTACGGCGACTTCAAGGATGATATCAAAGAGGATGCGAGATGTTCGCCCAAAGGATTATACGCTATCCTGAAGTTTGCCGGCGAACGCCTGGTCGAAGATTATAGCCGTCGCGGATGCTTTGAACATGTCATCATCCGTCCTAGTGCAGTCTATGGCCCCCGCGACATTAAAGATAGGGTAATATCAAAGTTCTTAAGTGCAGCTATGCTTGACGAGGTGATAACAGTTAACGGTTCTGATGAATGTTTGGACTTTAGTTATGTTGACGATGTAGCCTCAGGCATCGTAGGAGCGTCACTGAGCGATGCTACTGCTGGAAAAACGTACAACATCACTCGTGGACAAAGCCGGAGCCTACTAGAGGCTGCTGAATTAGCAGTGAGAATAGCAGGCAAGGGCAAGATTGAGGTAAAGGATCGCGACAAAAACTTCCCTCTGAGGGGTTCGCTAAATATTGATGCAGCACGTCGCGATTTTGGGTTCGATCCTAAAATTGACATAGAACAAGGATTCCAACTCTATCATGAATACCTTATGTAAACTACAATGGACCGGACTAACTACTGATACAAACGGTGACATAAAACCATGCTGCATATCCCGTACCTACATAAAAAAAGACGACGGGACTAATTTCAATCTAGGAACAGACACGGTTGAAGAGATTTACAATAGCAAGAGCATGGTTGATATGCGACAGCAGATGCTTGACGGGGTTTTGGTAGCAGGATGTGAAGAATGCTATGAGTCAGAAAAGTTTAGCGGAAGAAGCAACAGGCTCACATATAATCAGATATACAAGGATATAAAGGCTGAAGATACAAACACTGATCCGGCTGTCAAGTTTATTGACTTGAGATTTGGCAATCTATGTAACCTAAGTTGTCGTAGTTGCAACCCTAAGGCCAGCAGCCAGTTTCAACGGGAAATCGAAGTCATGCCGTCTGCTATAAAAAAATATCAAAGCTTCTTCCAAGAAGATATCAATTCTTGGTATCAGACGCCTGTGTTTAAGGATAATCTAGAAAAACAATTAGATAGTGTTGACATGATCTCTCTTACCGGCGGAGAACCTACAATCATACAACAAAACATGGAGTTACTTGCTTCGTTGGTATCTTCTGGTAGGAGTAAGAATATTGTTCTTGCTATAAATTCTAATATGACCAATACTAATCCTAAATTTTACAATCTCATAAAAGAATTCAAGTATGTAGTGTTCATGGCAAGCATAGATGGAGTAGGATCTATGCAAGAATACCTAAGGTATCCTAGCAAATGGGAGACCATGGACGCCAACATCAAAAAATTGTTAGATTTAGGAGATAACATTTCCGTAGCACCTACTCCAGTTATACAGACTACTAACCTCAACAAATGCGTAGAGTTGTTTGAATACTTTGAGTCCTACAACAGAGAAGCTAAAAGAAGATTGATACGCATTCAGCCTATCAATCTAACTGGACCCGAACATCTAAATCTGCTGTATCTTCCTTCGGAGTTCAAGATGAAATGCTGGGAGAAGATTCAGCAATGGGTAGACACGAAATGTGAGTATCAACCTGATAGTTTTCACGAAATCATCAATGGCATAAAAGCAAAATGCAATACGCAGGTTGACGAGGCTGAGAGCAAACACCAACTGAGTAATTATAAGGAATTCAATTCTCTGTTTGATTCGCACAGAAAAGTAAAGCTTTCAGACATCAATCCTGAATTAGACATGGAAATTAACAAGATACTTGCATGATGTTCTCAAAGATACCTCACTTCGGTCTTAAGAGACAGACTGAGAACCTTAAGGCTGAGTTATTAGATGCTACCTATGAGGCTATGAAGGAGGGGCAGTTTGTTGAAGGTCCCTTCACTGAAAAGTTTGAACGCTGGCTTATAAAAAAAACTGGATGTGATTACGCAACAGTAGTCCATAGCGGAACGCAGGCACTTGAGTTCATTGCTAGAAGCATAGCAGAAGCGGTCCAGCGTGAAAAAAAGATCCTGATTCCTAATATAACCTATCCTGCAACACTCAATGCATTTTTGAACGCTGGCTGGGAAGTAGAGTTAGTGGACACTGATAAAAATGGTCTGCTACCGTTGTCACAAATAGAAGTTCCGGCTACTTCCTGTTATGTAGGACTCTATGGTGCCCCTGCTTCAGTGAGGCAATGGTCAGGAACGATAACAGATGGTGCTCAACATTGGTTAGTCGCTGATGGTAACATCGGTGAGGCCATGGCTATCAGTTTTGATCCTACAAAGAATCTACCTGCAACAGGTAACGGCGGCGCCGTCGTGACAAACAACTTATATATTCATGACTTCATAAAAAATTATAAAAATAACGGTAAAGGGAAAAGTTTTTTTACCACTGGTACTAACAGCAAGATGAGCGAGCTGGATTGCGCCCATCTGCTGGTGAGAGCAAACTACATAGATCAATGGCAAGAAAGACGCAAGCAGATCAGATTGTATTATATAGAGGCATTCAAGGATCTACCGATACGATGCCTGAGCGAAGGTTTTGATAAACATGCGGATCAGAAATTTGTGATATACACTGATCAACAGAAGAAGTTGCATTACGATTTGAACCATAATGGAATAGAAACAAAGATACATTATGATCAGCCGTTGAGCGAATTACCCATCGCAAAGGACCTAGTTAAACCAGACATGATGAGTGTAAGCACTATGTTATCTAGGGGCGTGTTGAGTCTTCCTATCTATCCAGAACTCACTGACAATGAAGTAGAATACATTGCAGATAAGGTAAAATTATTTTTTGCTAAATAAGAGTAGAATGTGGCTATTATCATTATTTCCGAGCTTTATGGCTCATTTGGTATTATCAGCAGGAATCATCATCCTGTTGTCATCATTCGTCGTGGGGTTAGTTCCCATTGTCAATGCATATAAAATACCGACATTACTGGTAGGCATCGTCATATCATCATATGGTTTTTGGCTAGAGGGAGGTCTCGCTTACAAGCAAAAAACGGACCTCCAAATAGCACAACTAGAGATACAGCTAGCGAAAGCCCAAGCAGATGCAGCGACTGCTAGTGCTAAAACAGAGACGGTGGTCACCCATGATATTCAAGTCATCCATGACAAGGGCGATGCTATCATCAAGTACATCCAAGGTCCTGATGTCATCAAGTACGACACCACCTGCATTATACCAAAAGAGATCGTGGCCGCACACAATGCTGCTGCGACACTGACTACGGTGCCTGCAAAATGAGGAAGATTCTTATCCTATGTTCGGTGTTGTTGAGCGGATGCGCCCATGTAGTCCCGGTATCCGCATCTTTTCCAACACCACCGGATGTGCTATTACAAGGATGTGATGATCTTGATATCCTACAGCCCGACCCTAAATTAAGTGATCTCATGACAGTGGTCGTTGAAAACTATACGAAATATCACACATGTAAAGAGAAGAATGCTGCATGGGCAGATTGGTATAATACGCAGAAATCTATATATGATTTCTCAATAAAAAAGTAGTTATAAATTGGCGCCCCGTTTGATAAATACTATATAAACGGAAGAGTGTTATATGTCAGCAACACAACAAATTATCAACATCGGAGCACTTCCAAATGATGGACAAGGTGATCCATTACGCATAGCCTTCGGGAAGATAAATAATAACTTCTCAAATCTTTTTGCTACATTTACTAATACCAGTACTTCCTACACTAATGGTAATGCACCGGGACAAATAATCTTCCAAGCACCTGCAAACGAATTTACCCAAGCTGTTTTTTATATCCAATCTTCCGATACGATAAACAATGATAGCCAGTCTTTGTCTATCCTATCACAACTTAACACCCAGCAGACACTTGTAAACTTTACTGCTACTGGCTTTACTTATTTTGGTAACTGCCTGGCAACTTTTGATATGGCTGTAGTAGGTGGAAACGTCGTTATTCTATGTAATCCGTTAGTAAGCGACACTATACTACACTTCATTGGATCACAGATCATGTATGTAGGTGAAATGGTCGAAGGACAAGAACTAGCATTAGATGGCTATGCGAACTCAGTAATGGCTACAGAAAATAATAACAACATCACCACAGAAACGTAAAATGAGAGCAAGGGAATTTATCACAGAAGTCGCTATGGGACATACCGGCAGCATACAACAAGATGTTGCCTTAGCCCTACCTGGCGCATGGAAAATTCCTGCACTTGCTAATCAAGATCCTTATCTACAATATCGTTTTGGTATGGCGATTGCCGGCGCCAAAGGTGCTAAGATGAGGCATCAAGACGGTGTTCCCAAATTTGAACCAGATAATGTGTTCGGTGAAAACGAGATCGTCGTGAGTTATGATCCGGCTACAGGCGAATACATCCGGGACGCATTGACAGCAATGGGTTTACCTCCCGGTGATGCTATACAGATTGCGACTATGGCAAGCGTAGAGACTCCGGATGTAGACAAATCAAGTCCAGTAAGGGCATTCAAGGGTTATCCACGATGAGAGCCCATGAGTTCATCTTTGAGACATTTGAGCGGGGTAAAAAACACCCTGATGATTCCTTCACCAATGCCCATCCAGGTACTATCGGTCCTTCTGGTAGAGAAGAGATGTATGTGAGTAGATATTATGACTTCTATAGGATAAGTAATCTCACTGGACTATCACCTGAAGACCTAAAGAAGACTGATCTGATGTCGTATCTAGGAAATCTTCCTATGTATTCTGCATATACTGATGCAGAATACGATAAGTTAAAGAATGTATTGACTGCATTAGGTCTACCCCATAAGGATTATATTCCAAGGGGCAGTAAAGAAGTTGACGATGTTCATAAGACTAGTCCGGTAAAAGCCTTTAAAGGATACAAGAAGTAGTATGTGCGTAATCATTGCCAAATATTTTGAGAAACAAGGGTGGGTCGGCGTAAAGAACCGAGATAGAAATTATGTGCCTGAGATCACCTTCAAGGCAATTGAACATGATGGTTTAGAAAGATTACTGTTTGAAGATAAGGTCACTGGTTATAAAGAAGGACTCAATAGTCACGGAGTATCTATCCTAAGTGCAAGTCTCATGGTTCAAGATGATGAGAAAGAACTGTCAACAAAGAATTCAAAAAGGAAGAGTCCTGATGGCATCAAGATATCAGACGCCTTGAAGGAAGACACTGCGATGCTCGCTGTTAAAAGAGCGATACATAATGAATTGACTGGAAATAGCATCATCTACGATAGGGATAATCTATTCTTGCTAGAAGGTTGCAAAAAAGATGATGTATATCATCGTGTCTGCAAGAAAATAGGACGAGATCAAGTCGTTGCTAGAACTAACCATGGTGTTTGGTTACCTTGGGCAGGATACCAACGCACACCGGATGATGATGCACAGACACTCAGCAGGATCAGCAGTGAATCAAGGCGCCTGCAAGCACAGAATGTCGTAGAGAATGCAGAAGATCCGATGGAAATGGTAGATGGCATGTGTCAGGTCTACCTTGATAATCCGCAACTTAATATCATGCGTACAAGCACAGAACGCAAGAAGATGCGAACGACTGCCCAAGAGATGATCATTCCAAGCGAGAGAACATTGTATTGTCGTCCAATCTCAAGTCATATTGAGTTTGACTTCTGGAATCTCAATAAACCAGACAGAAATTGCTGGGTAGAGATCCTTAGTAATCGTGCATTATGGCAAGATACTAAAGGTGATCCGCCCTTTGGTTCTAATGGCATGAAGCACAGTACTTGATAAATACACTATAAGGAAATTGACATGAGAGCTTGGGAATTCTTGACTGAGGATGATTTAGGGGCACAACCTAAACAATTTCCTGATGGGCAACTAGATGCAATACCAGGACCTATCAGTATGCCTGATATCAGCATGAATAAAGCTAATGGTAGTGCCTATGCTCAGTGGAGATTCAGTGTCGCTATGGCTGGGGCTCCTGACTATCCTACTCCTCCGGTAGGTCCAATGGCGGGCGATCCCTTGCTGTCTACCTATACTGATGTAGAACTTCAAATTGTCAATGCTGCTGCTAAGATGGTTGGTGCGGGCAGGATTACAAAATTAGCCAGCAATAGAAGCACTGAACTCTCTAATACTCAAAAAGTGAGTCCTTTAAAAGGATTTAAAGGCTACAAGAAAAAATAATTTAACGATAAGTAAGTCATATAAATATTTGCATGACAACACTCGTAGATATCAACCAAACCTTAGACCTCATTAAATTAAAATTTTATAACGAATGGATTTACACCGAACATATCCAATCTGAAGGACCTAGTCAATTCCATCAGCAGTTGACCAAACAGATGATAGAAACTTATGTCGATCCCATCAATCTTCCTAAAGATGCACACATCCTTGATCTTGGTTGCGGTCCCGGATACTTTCTAGATGGTATGAAGGAACGCGGGTATACGAATGTTACTGGGGTGACATTAAGTCCCGAAGATAAAGAAGTCTGCGAGGGCAACGGGCATAGGATCAAGAGTTATGATCTATCATTCCTTCCTCAGAAAGACGGATACTATGATGAATCAGTAGACTTCATCTTCCTGCGTCACGCACTTGAACATTCTCCTTATCCTATGTTCTCGTTGATGGAATACAATCGTATCCTGAAGCAAGGTGCAAAAATTTACATTGAAGTGCCGGCTCCGGATTGCGACCGCCCGCATGAATTCAATCTCAATCACTATAGTATTTTTGGTGCTACACAGTTAGGTGCATTGATTGTTCGTGCTGGATTCAACATTGATACGTT